ATCCACTTGTTGTTTTGTTTTCTTAGTGCCTAAGATTTCAAACCAAGGAACACCGTAAGGCTCATCTAGGAACCACTCGGCTCGAAAGGTTCTGAGGTGAATGGCAAGTCTTTGAGCTACAACATCTGCTTCAATGTAGGTGCGAGGAGCTGCACCGTTAACGAACACCATATCTCCAGTGCCATTAATATCCATTAATAGATCCATTAAACAACTCCTCCGGTGTTACTAGGGCCAGATTGAACCCCACTGTGAACGTGAGACTGATAAGGAACGCCATTGATAGTAAGAGTTCCGACATAGTTGATATTACCAACCCAATCTGTGTGAGCAGCATCTACAAGCAAAGTTTGAACATTCACTCGGGCTACATCAGCATTAACAGTTACTTCTTGGTTTGTGTTGATGGTGACGCCACCACCACGATGTAAACGAATCTCAGTTTCTTCAGCACTGCCCAACCCATGATATAGAACCACATCGTTTGGACTGTGTTCCCATAAGTGTTTTTCTGGATTATTCACACTTTCACTGAAGGGGAAGGGGGACGGAATGGCAACACAATCTCTTTTATCAAACTTCCTGAAGTCAGAGGAAGTTGTTGGCATCCCATTACCACGTTTCCAAAGATCGATACCCACCATTGAAAACATAAGCCAAACAGGATCACCAACAGCGATGTTGTGAGTGAGGCCACCTTCACGTCCAGATGGCATTTGCACAGGGACATTCAGAATCACTGGACGATCTTGTACAGTGCCGTCTTCTTTCTTAATGTTAATTGCGGGCTGAACATCAATAGCTAGGTTTTGAAGGTTGTCTCTTACTCGAACAACAATACCTGGAATAGATGTGTAAACATTCTCCATTCCACTCCAGAAATTCTTAGTCAATGTCCCTTGCAGAGATTTTTCTTGTGCCATTATACGCTCCCGATCTTCTCTGTAAGTTTAATGTCCATAGACCAGTCATCTACACGCCAACCACCTTTAATCCTCATGGAATCAATTCTGTAGTACCCGGTAAGTTCTTCGTACTCAAGTTTGATTAAAGAGCCAGCAACCAACTCTGGAATAATGAGGCAACGGAATTGTAACCCTCTTTTCTTCTTTTTATCTTTTACAGATCGGTTTACATCGCCTGTTGTAAGATAGGGACGATCCAGCAAGCCTGAAGACTGACTAATTACAACAACAGAATTAATATCAGTTGTGTGACTTTCAGCTGTGTCGCTTACATACAACACTTTATCATCAATCGACCAATCCATCTGATTGGCTCTGCACACTTCATCGAGCATTTGCCGTGGAGTGCCGGATAGAGGGTATCCATCAATTACAGGATTCTTACAGTTAACGCCTGTAATTACGTTACGACTTGTACCAAGTTCTTTGGCAATTTCTTCGATAACATCCTCGTAAGTTCTGCCCTCTGGGACAAGCTTACTGATTGTTTGGTGATTAAGCTCAACGTAGTCAACACCAACATTTAGAATGGTGATTACATCCGTACCAGATTTTCTTGTAGATGCTTCCGTAACTTGACCTGCAAAAAGACGCTTAAGTCCTGTGCCTAACCAACCTACGCTAAGAACAAGACCTATGTATTTTCTTTCAAGGAATCTTTGTTTCTCTTTGGATAGGTTGTATATTTCAATCGTCGCGCTGTTGTTCTTTTGTTTGTTGTCACTCATTTTGCTGATATCGAAGGTGATGTGAAGATCAGTAATTTCCCATCCATCTCCTGTTTTAACATCACCAACAATAAGAGAGTAAATCCTGTTAGTCTGTAAAGGCATTCACCCTCCTATTAATTTAAAGATCAGTAATGAAGAACAAACGAAACCACTTATATAGGCTGAAAGAGTCAGTTCTAAACTTCTCGGCACTATCGCCAATAGGTTCCAACCAAAGAAAGCCTGAGAATGGTAAGTGTGTATAATCAAGGAGGATTGGGTAAAGCGGAACCAATCTTTCTCCTTGCACAAAATAATCAGTTGAACCTTCTTCTCTCAGATCAAAGAACCATCCATCTACTCGTTGGTTGTAGTAGAGTCGAAAGACACAAGCCACTTCGTCTAGCACAACAGAGTAAAAGTAATCTTGTTCCTGATACAGAGGTAAACTAACGTAATTCATTTAACCCTCCGTAGGTTCAAATTTGTTCTTTAAGATGCTCCGACGAGCTGGGGCGTTTGGGTCACTCTTATCCTCATCAGATTCAGGCACAGGCTTTTCTGTAGAGTCAGCCTTTCCTTTGTTCGAGGTGGCAGCGACTTGTTTCTGAATGTCTTCAGATACATCCTCTGGAAGCTCCTCTTTGCGAATCTCAACAAAGCGAGCTTGTTCAAGAGTCATATCAAAGTGACAACCATTGCCGGTATCAGGAGTTTCATTTACTCTGAAATCTGTTACAACAAGGTTGGTATAGGGCGCTTTACTGTATTGGTTGCCCTCCATCTCATACAAAGATACAGGGACAATACTATTTCTGTATGTCTGCGATACAGGATTGTAAATGACATCCAGAATCATTTTCTCGATAAACTCTGAGAAAGATGGACCTGCTTCTGCAACAGGAGATTCATCACCAAACACTTCTGGTTCAACGGGAGAAAGAAACTGACCAATCACATCTGGCAGGAACTTATTCAGAAGAGTCTTTCCATCATCCACCGTAACAGCAACTGGCGGTTCACCCATTTGAATATTGTTTGCACCAACAGCAGCAAAACTTGTGGTATATGCTGCGAAGGTAATATCCGCAGAGGTAATAACTCCACGGATATTGAACGTCATATTTTCTGAAATGAAGTGATCTGATATGCTTACACCAGAGTCCAAAGGATGTTTGGATAGCTTACCGTTCACCGTCTTTGTATAGGACTCTACAGCGTTGATGTAGTAGACAGCACTAATATCTTCAGGACCACCGTTGTTTCCAAATTGTAAAACTAACGACATTATTTACTCCCATAAGATATATCAACTTCACCAAGCTGGTTAGTCCACCACCCTTCAATCTGAGGAAGAATCTCCTGATTGAAGATGTTCTCCATATTTGCAGGATCAATCACACCATCAATCTTGATTTCAAAGGTGTTGGTGATAGTATTCGATGTGCTGTTAGTCATACCCATCTGAGCCATAGCTTGTTCTGGTGTAATTATCCCAGCTTTGATATCTTCTTCCAGAGCAGCACGCTTATCGGCTTGGAAGGCAAGATAATCATCAATTCCATTCCATTGACCAGCAGCTTTACTCTGCATAAAAGCAGCTTTCTTTTCTGGTGTGTTTTGAGCCTCTTTGTATGCCTGCATCCGATCAAAGAACCCAATCTGATCTAATCCGACAGCGGCACCACCAAGGACCGCCCCAGCTACACCCAGAGGTGCAAGCTTTCCAGCCAGTCCACGACGACCACCACCACTTGAGCCACCCGGAATTGTGTCTTTAAGAACGCTACCCAGCATAGAACCTTTTGCTACAGCAGAGGCAATCTTTAGAGCCGCTGCCACGGCAAGAAACGCCATTGCAACACCCATAATACCCTTATCGAACTCTACGAATTTTTCTAGGAAGGTGAAGAAGTCTTTCGTATAACTGTCATAGCCAAGAACACCAGCAGAGATATCTTCGAGCACAAGGAAGACGCCACTAAATACAGCAGCCAATCTACCCCACGATGTCATCAACAAAGTTCCAACAGCAGCAAATTTCATTGCATCTGGATGCAGAGCATTCATTGTGGTCTGGAGATTTTTAAAGTGTGTGCCTAAATCTCCAAGAACGAGAAGAGGTGCTTCAATCTGCTTACTCATCCAATTAAAAGCTCGTCCCAACCCCTCGACAACTGGAGTTAATTTTTCAGCGGCTGCTGTAACAGTTCTGAAGAACCGAGCAAAACCCTCTTCGCCTCCTGAACGGGAGAACGCATACAAAAGGTCTTGAATTACACTACCACCACGGCCTTGTTCAGCCATAGAGGTTTTACGAAGAGCTTCAATTTTAGGTGCAGCTCTTTGGGACATAACTTGAGACACGATAGGGAGCAGATCAGCAGCCTTTAGTTTCCCTGTAGGAACTGCTTCATACAGGGCAGCAAGAGCCGCTTGACCAGTAAGACCACTACCTGTTTTCTGTGCCAGAGCCTCAGCAAAAATACTCATGGTGCCCGGCAAACTTTCAGCCATCTGCCTCCTAAGTTCCTCCATAGAGACAGTGCCTTTGCCCAGCATCTGACTAAGGGCGTTGTTAACCAACTTGCGACGTGCAGGAGTTACACCCATCGCGGTCTGATATTCACTGAAACCTTTGAAGATGTCCTGACTTCCCCTTAAGCTCATCCCAGCACCCAGTGCGTTAGACAAGAACTGGTTGTAGTCAGGTGCTGCTTGCATATAGTTGAAACCATTAAGTTTCGCAAGCTTCCTCAACCAATCAAAAGCTTGCTCTCCTTGTTGCTCAGTATAACCCTGAGATTGCAGAACAGCTTGTGTGGTCAATCGGGTTGATATTGCTTCTTGGTTAGCAGTATTTAGCTGCATCAAACCATAAGCACCGCCAATAAACGGAACGCTTCCAACACCATAACGCGCTAAAGCACCTGCCGTTCCACCACCATACATGAAATTACGACCTGACCTATCAGCCAGTTGCGGACGTTCACGCATCGTTTGTTGTGGGCGCTGCAAGCTTGATTGATAAGGAACAGCCTCTCTTGCAAAGGAACGCCCAGCACGAAGCATTGCGGCTCTTAGGTTTCTCTCGTTCACAGCAAAACGACTAACCTCAAACACCACATCCTTGCTTGCTTTATCAAGAGCATTTCCAAGAGTACGCTTTAAGCTTCTTTCATTAACAAAGAATGAGGAAATACCGAGAGAGAAATTCTTGCTGAAAAGATTCTCAAATCTCTTTAGTTTAGTCTCTACTTGCTTCAGGTAGCGATCAACTTTTCGCAAATCTTGGATGCGAGTGTTAATCCCCACCTGAGCGTAAAAGGATGAAATCGGTCCAGCCATGCTCCACCTTCTCTATCGTTTTGATTGTTTGGACTTTATCTCTTTCTCTTGTTCAGCTCTTGCAATAGCTTTAAGCTCTTCATGCACATCTAAATATTCAAGATACTCATTAAACAAAGGAGTAGAATATTTGTGGTGAAGGTTATATAAAGTTTCTATTGGGTTGTCTGTAGAGAAGATGACGCGCATGACATCGTAATCACCCGAGAAGTTATCTCTAATGTTATTCATTCTCGGGTTTTGAGATTGTTGCGATACAGCCTTTACAGGTCTTCTGTATCGCTTTCGGCGTTTCCCTCATTCAGATCGGGGAAGTTAAATTCTACTACAGCATCAACCAGCTTCATCAAGTGACCATAACGTCCACGGAAATGAGAGTTGAATTTCTTTTCACTAAACGATGCACTACCAATCTGCACACAACGGCTTACAGCATCAAACACTACACGAGCCGACATCCCCTCTTTGTTCAGACGGGAGATAAAATCAAGACCATCCATAGTGGGGAGCAGCTTAATAATATAAGTTTGTTCGTCAATAGTGATTTCTTTAGTTTCTTGCATAATTGTTTCCTCCGAGGTTTATTTAAAACAGATTACCGACGCTGCTAACAGCTCCAGAGACTGCACTACCTGCACTCCCCAAAGCACCACTAATCATGTCAGTAATTGCATTCTTGTTAGCTTCATTTCCTTTAAGTGTCCACTCAGACGAGTCACAAAGGAACTTCCACTCAATTTCATTTAACTCAGCCCCATACACGATATTGGGCCAACCACCAATGTAACACTCAACCGATGTAAATACAGAACCACCGGACTCATCTTTAAGCATTATTTCAAGCCTAACTTTCCCCTTCGAGGTTTGTTCAAGCTCAAGCACCTTTCCGAGAATTGTGTTAACTTCTGTACTTTGTGGAATAGTGAGTAGGATGGTGCAGGATGTATCACGGCTAACTTCTTTTGCGTGCTTACCACGAATACCACGAATCTGTTTTACAAACTCTGTATTACGTTGAATGGCAATTCTGTTCCAACCACTAACTCTGTATCCACCAAAGATAAGAGCTACTTGGTCTGGACTGTATGTAAGGATATCTGCTGCCATTTAATCACCTATAGGATGCCGGGTAGAGCAGATGCTACAGTACCAAGAATGTCTTCCGCCATAGAGCTTGGACTTTCGTTTCCGTTGATATTAACAACAGCGTTAGCACTTTTGAGGGTCCATACACGCTCTGTCATCTCAACACCATAAGTGATAGATGGAAGTTCCTCGATCCAAGTGGTTGTGGAGAAGATTAATGTCCCCCCGAAACCATCTTTAATCATTAATGGAAACTTACCACGTTTCGTCACACGATCAAGAAGAACTAGCTTATCAAGGAATCCATTTGAAGGACTTGTATTCATTAGTGTAAACTGAATATCCCAAATATCGGCAGCATTGTAAGTTCTGGTGACACGACCATCTGCCGTAGAAGATGATGTAAAGACTGGAGCTTGTCTTGTTATAGAAACAAACGTGCCCTCAACAACACCCTCCAACGGAACTCCCATTACAAGGATTGTCACCTCTTCTGGGCTATATGTCCAAAGGTCCATATTAACTCCTTGTTAGGAAGGAAGGGGATTTCTCCCCTTCAATTAAGAAGTCTTCCAGTCTTCAGCTACATCGTAGCCAACACCTTCAAGAGTGTTGACGCTAGCAGCATCCAGCAGACCACCACCACCAACGTGAGAGTCGAGGTCAATACACTGAATAACCCAATCACGGTTATCGCCTTCAGTACCAAACGAAATGTCGGGCATGTTGGCGATATATGCTTGCGGGCTGAAGAATACAGAGCGACCAGAGCCATCTTTGATGGTAAGATGGAACAGCCAATCGTTGTTCATTGCATCTTCATCGTTCTTCAGAATCTGACTGAAAACGTCATTCGAGTCACTACCTTGCATCAGGGTGACAGTGACAGTAGAGGCACGGTTCTTACGACGAACACGCATGGCGCTCATGTCACCACCAATCACCAACTGGGTAGCCGGGGTTTCACGAGCAATAGTAATGAAAGTGCCTTCAGCAACGCCACTTACGACATGGCTGAAGTTATCATTACCAAGAACAATACTAACTGCTTCAGGGAAGTAGGTAGAAAGAATATTTGCAGACATTTACTTCTCCTTAAACAGAAACGGTTGCACGAATAGCGCTAACGCGATGCACCGCACCGCTGAGCCTGAAGGTGACAATGAAATCGCCCATTACACGAGTAGCGCGTTGAGATTCTGGAATTGCCAGAACATTCGGGGATTGCACAGTTGGTGCAGGAGTGTCAGCAATACCGCCGTTAGCAATACCTTGGGCGTTGATGTTACGAATCTCTGCCTCGATCAAAGTTGCACCTTGCTGGGTATACGGAATCTTGCGGCTGTTAATCATGCGGAAGAACACCGCTTCCTGAACACGAGCCTTCCACCAGTCGAGGAATACCGTCGCGTCAATGAACTCACCTCCCGCCATCTGACCATTCATAATGATGGCAGCACCTTTAACACGGCGGAAGTAGTTGACATTCTTACTGTTCAGTACGTTAACTTCAGTTTCCGAGAGACGACTAACAGTGACAAGAGCAAGTTCTTTCAGTGCCCAAGTATTGCTACCCGGAACTTCAAGCATCTGGTGCAACCAAGCAGCTTCTGGATATTGAGTATCAGCAGTAGCAGACCAAATAACAAAGGTTCGGTCAAGATTCAGATCATAAAGCTGAAAACCAATGTCAGTGGTGGAAGCAGCAGAAAGCACTTGACGGTCAGAAGTCGAAGTACCAAAGATTTTGGTCATACCTTCAATAGTCTGAGCAAAGGCAAGAACTTCGGCTGCATCGTGGCTGTCAATTACAACAGCATAGAAATCATCATTTTCTTCTTGTACAGCAAACAGTGCGTCACTGTAGGTTTCAACTGAAGTGACAGGGGTTACAACAGTGTTTACATTACCAATGACGGTGAAGTCGGTATAGATAGAAAGCTCATCACCTCCCGCGTTAACACCGGCAACAACACCAGTGACTCCATCAATCAGTGCATACAGACCAGCAATAATATCTGCTTCAGTTTCGCCAGTACCAGAAGTATATGTGTAAGCAACGGAATTGATAGTGAGGGTGTAGGTGGTTGCATCAAGCGCAGTTACTGTAACTACATCATGGTCAATGTCTTTACGACCAATGACGATTTGCGGAAAAACCAGCTCTTGCCCAAACAGGCGTTGAGCCATGATATAGGTGGTGGAAGTAGTTCCAAAATCTTCAGCTACACCAGTGAGGCTATTGTACACACGAGCACGCTCTGGGAACTGGCCGTGGGCAGAAAGAATCATTGGAATACTGAAAGATGTAATATCAATCTGCTGAGTGTTTTTAGTAATAAACACTTCAACAAAAGAGTCAATTGCTGCCAATTGCGTATCCTCTTGTGTTATTTAATAAGGCGATTTAAGCCACTGGTGGGATGGTAGAAGACCTACCATTTGTATTGATTGTGACATGCTCAACCCAATCAACTTCTTTAGATTCATGCACGCCATAAGCAAAGGTGACAGTGAAGTTGAAAGCATCAACCCACTGTGTGTCCCTC